GTAACTAGTGCTTATGTAGGTTTAAAATTAGCACATAGTGCTTTAGATCCAGTATACGCAATACTTGTAGGACTTGCAGCTATAGTTACTGTAGTTGCTGTTAAATTTAAGTCTTTAAAAACTGAATTAGACAAAGCAGGTGAAGCTGCTAAAAAAGTTGCAGAGTATACTAAACAAATGAATGACGCCCAAGATTATTCCCAAGTAAATATCCCTTTAATGAATAGAGAATTATTTGAAACAGCCAAGCAATATAATTTGGTTGCTTTAGCTATTGAAAGGGTTGTTAAAGCACAAGAGATAAAAGCTAAACTCGATAAGGGTTTTGAAGGTTCTGCTGCTGAAAAGCAAGCTAAAAAAGATTATAAAAAAGAAGTACCTTTTCTTTTTGGATATGGTGATAATGTTTTTGATACGATTGGAAAGGCTATCTATGATATTGGTTTTGGGAAGAATTTTGATACTTATGAGACAAGTTTAAATAGTGCTTTTAATGAAATTGCTAATCTAAATACTACATATAAAAAAAGAGTTGTTGAGTTAATTGGTGAAGACTTAGTTATTAGTGAAAGTGAACTAAATGCTCTATTAGGAACAGAGGGTAAGGGAGGTAAAGCTTTCGAGGCTTTCTTTAATAAAGGTTTAAAATTCCCTACTAAAGCTGAATTTTTAGCAGGTAAGGGTGAAGCTTATATGGAAGGCTTACGTCAAGAATTAGCCGATTTACTCGACCGACAGAAACTTTTAGAAGCAGGGGGTGTTATAGATAAGAATCCATTACAAACTTTTTTAGATGCAGTAACTAATACTACTTTTGCATCTTTAGATGATACAGGGTTTGATGATGCTTTATCTACTTCTAGTTCTATGATAAATAAGTTATTAGAGAACAAGAAAAAAATTGAAAATGAATATCAGAGTTTTCTTACTGGTAATATATTGGATGTCGAGAACGGCCCTTTTAATGTTAGTGGGGTAAATTATGCTCAAAGATTAAAGGAATTTAATGAGGCTACTAATGTTTACAAGAAAGCTATGGAAGATTTTGATACTAATCTTTTAGTATTAGTTAAGAGCAGAATACAAGAAATTGAACAAGAACCACAAATGGAAGGACTTATTCTTCAATTATTAGGTATTTCAGATGAAAAAGATGTAGTAAAAACTTTAGAAGCTCAATTAGATTTAATCTCTGGAGAATTAGCAGGTTTAGACTTCTCTTTTGATGATATTAGTGCTATGATTGCAGGGGATATGGACACACCTGAGGTTGTACAAGAGTTAATAGATGCTGCTAAAGGGGTGCAAGATAAGTTAGATGTTCAATTAGCACACAAGGACAGAATCTCATTATTTGAAACATTTTTTGAAGGTGATATAAAAGAAACTGAGATTACTAAAATAGAAAATGATATAAAAGCTGCATTAGCTAAATTATCAACAGCTATGGCAGGAAATGAAATAGAACTAAAAGAAGGTGAAACAATTACTGATGTTTTATTCGGTCACATGCAAGCAGGTACTATAGATGCTTTTATAGGTAATATGGATGATGCTACACAAGAAGCTTATGCAAAAGTTGCTAATTTATATGATAAATTACAAGCACTTAATGTAGAAGCCGAAACAACTGAAAGCCATAGAACTTTAATCGAAGCCATGGTAGGCACTCCCGAAGACTTCACTGCTTATATTAATAGTCTTGAGTTAGAACGTCTTTATGGTGAATTAGAAACTACCATGAACTCATTAGTTGAAGGTAGTAAAATATCTGTCTTAGATCTAGCTAAAGGTATTGACATGAGTAAAATAGGTAAAGTTGGTGAAGAGATTAATTTTGATGAAATCTTTGCTGGGGCAGATTCACTTCCATTGACTTTAAATAACACTAATGAAGAGTTAGTTAGAATGATTGGTTACTTGAGAGAAATTGGTGTACTTAAACCATTTAAAGAACTTGAAGATTTAGACTCTAAAAAAGCAGTTCTGAAATCTTTTGGAGAAGGTGTTAAGGATATGTTAACAGGCACAATAATACCTGCGTTTGAAACTCTAGGCAAAAGTATTGCTGAGGGTGCATCAGGTTTAGAAACATGGTCTAATGTCTTTACAGGTATTGGTAGTGCTATTATGAAAGCTTTACCACAATTAATGTTACAAGCAGGTTTAACTCTATTAGGCAATACTGATAAAACTGATGACGGACTTGGTTGGGGTTTAGTTGCTGGTTCAGGTGCTTTATCTATAGCAAATGGTATGATAGGTGCAGACAAGATAAGCACTCCTACTACATCTGCTACTAGTATCTCATATTCTGCTAAAGGTGATGTTTTTGATAAAGGTTATATTACTGATGGTGCATTGATGAGAAACACCAATTATGGTATAAGTATGATAGGTGAAGATGGTAGAGAGGCAGTTATGCCACTCACTCGTAGTTCATCAGGTAAATTAGGTGTACAAGGCAGTGGTCGTGGTGATGTTTATGTAAATGTTACAAATAACACTTCTGCAAAGGTTACACAAGAAGTGCGTGAAAATAGAGATGGTACTAAATCCATAGAGTTCCTTATTACAGAAACAGTAAAAAGGGGGATGGCTTCTGGGGTTTATGATAACACTTTACAAAAAACATATGGGAATGTAAGGAGAGGTAGATAATGAATATATGGCCAGAAACATTACCACAGTTTGTTAATCAATCAGGTTATAGTGAACAAAGGGTTGATGGAAAGCTCACCACTAATATGGACTCTGGGCCTCCTATTAATCGAAGTTTATTCTCTGCGACTCCTTTTAATTATTCTGTGACACTAACACTAACTTCTGCACAAGTAGATATACTAGATACATTCTACTATACTACTTGTAAGAATGGTGTATTAGCTTTTTCATGGATACACCCTAGAAACTTTACTGAAGTCGAAGTTAGGTTTACATCAGTGCCTAGTATTACAAATATAGGATATGATGCTTTTAGAGCATCTTTTAGTATGGAGATATTACCATGAGAACATTAAGTAGTGAAGTAAAGAAAGACATTCAAAGACAATCTATTGAAGATATTTATCTTACTTTAATTGAATTAAGTTATACTGTAGATGAAGTAGAAGAAACTTTTTATATAGTTAATAATCACCAAGCTATTGTTAGTAACAACAAAACATATCTACCATTAGCTTTTTCTTTTACTATCCCACAAGACAGTGAAACTGTGCAAAATGCAAAGATTACTATAGACAATGTAGATAGGAGAATTGCGGCTTTTGCTTTATCTGCTCCACCTAATACAAAAATCTATGTGGAAGAACATTTATTAGCAGTAGATTTAGTTGACCCTACATCAAATGCAGGTATTGAGATGAGTAGAAGTTACTTACTTAAAAATGTACAAGTTACTCGTGCTGCTGTTGTAGGTGATTTAAGTTATTTAGAGTATCTACAATACCGTTATCCTTACTTAACCAAGACTCCGAGCAAATTCCCAGGTGTATTCTAGTTAACGTCTTGGTGAGCGTTTATACCACCTTAGAATGGAGATTAGAAGTAATATACCATATAAAACTTCATATGTAACACTACTAATGTTAGATTGTAAATTATAGTGTTATATTGTGGCAATTCGAAAGGATTGCTTTTTGTGTCTATTGTAAATTAACTAAATATATAGTAGTATTAAACCATTAACGGAGATTAGAATGGACATCAAATTCATAGGGATACCTTACAAATTACACGGCAGAGATTTTAATGGTTGCGACTGTTATGGTCTAGTATATTTATATATGCTAGAGCATGGGTATACCTTGCCAAAATATAACTTTTCATATACACTAGAAACTAGAGAAAAAGAGCTTACTGTAGAGAGGGCTTTATTACTAGGTGAACAAATAGATGAGCCAAAAGAGTTATCTATAGTATTGTTCTACAAAAGAAATCGTCCTATACATGTAGGAGTGTTCACTGATGGTGGAATCTTACATACAACAGATAATAGAGATAGTATGTTTGAAAACATAAATTCTCCTAGGCTAAAAAGATTTTCTAAAATGGAGTATTACAGTGTCAATGAAAGTTATTATACAACCTAATCCTTTTAAAGTAGATTATGAAATAAAAGAGTACCAAGCACAGCACTATTCTATCAGAGAACTGTTTGAATTACAGAATACTCAATTGGATATAGAAAACTGTGTTATTATTTTAAATGACAAAGAAGTCACAAATTATGATATCATACCTTTTGAAAATGACACCCTCATTATTAAATTATTACCTATGGGCGAAGATAGAACATCTGCTACCAGTTTGGGTGTTTTAACTGGGTTTTTAGGTGGTGCTTCTAGTGGCGCAGGTATTGGTAGTATTTTTGGCCCTATTGGTTCTATTATTGGTGCTGCTATAGGTGGTGTTGTTGGTGCTGTTGTGGGTGGTTTACAAGCAAAAAATGCTTATGATTCGAGTCAACCAATTGACCCTACTTTTTCTATGGAAGGAAAGCAAAATTCAGGTGAACAGTATGCTATTGTTCCCGTAGTGTATGGTACAACTAGAATGACACCTTCTTTTGGTGGTAATGACTACACTACTACAGTAGGTGAGGGTGAAGATGCCGAAGTATATCTACATCAATTATATATTCTTGGATATCAACCAACCATATTAGAAAAATTATTTATAAAAGGTTCACTTGCTATTGAAAGAACTAGAAGTACTTTTAGTGCTTCTTTCTCAGGCAATACTGTCACTGCTAGTGGTAAATTTAGTAATGTTGATGTAGGTATGAGAGTCCTTATAGAAAGCACTAACAATTACGGAGAATATACAGTTGTTAATGCTACTGATAACTCAATAACATTAAATGAAACTTTAGTAGACGGTACAGAAACTATTACTTTTAGTTATCTTGAAAATACTGGTATCTATTCTGATTTAGAAATTGAATTTAGATATGATGGCAGTATGCCAAATAACTATCCTTACCAAGTAACTCAAGCAACTTTAAACAAAGCTTGTTTCTATAATTCTCCTATAGTATATACTACACCTGCTAGTGTTAAATCTGCATATGTTAATATTGGTTTTTTAAGTGGTTTAGTTAAAATAAATAGTAACAATAAAATGAAAAAAACTTCTGTTGATTACAAAATAGAATACAAGAAAACTACTGATACTACATGGACTACTGCAGGAACTTATACAACTACAGGTAAGACTAGAGATGCTTATAGGGAAGAAATTAAAGTAGATTTCCCAACAATCGATCAATATGATATTAGGGTTGTAAGAACTTCTACTGATAATATTGGTACTAGTATTACTGATGTTTTAACTTTAGTTAGTGTGCGTACTTACAAATTAGATACTGACGGAAATAAAATAGCTCCTATACAATCTAGTGTTGCTGAAAATTTAGTAATTATGGCACTTAAAGTTAAAGCTTCTGACCAATTATCAGGAAGTATAACAGATTTACAAACCACAGTAACTAGGTGGGTTAAAGATTATGATTCTAGCATTAGTTCTTCTAATCCTGAAGATAAGTGGGTTTTAAGAGAATCACATAATCCTGCTAGTATGTACATTGATGCTTTAACTAATCCATTATTATCGCAATACCCCATTCCTTTTGATGAATTGCACTTTGATTTTCCTAAGCTTATAGAGTTTTATGAATGGTGTGCTGGAAATAATACTGATAATAATGGAGCGGCTGTCAACTACACTTGTAATGGATTGTTAAGTCAAGAAACTACATTAGAGGCAGAACTAAAAAATATCTTAGGGGTAGCTAGAGCGCAGTTTGCGTTAATAGATGGTAAATACACAGTAATTCATGATATAGTACGTTCTACACCTGTACAGATGTTTACTGCTAGAAATATGTTAGCAGATAGTTTTTCTGCTACTCGTGATTATGAAGAAGTACCAGATTCTATTGAAGTAACTTTTGTAGATAAAGAAGCTAACTACACAACCAACACAATTCAAGTACCTACTGCTACAGAAATAAAAGCAACTCCTATAACATTAGCTTATGTAGATAACTATATACAAGCCTTTGCTTTAGGAAAATATATTTACAACTCTAGCTTATTACAAGATAGAGCTTTTACATTTACTGTACAATTAGATGCTTTAGTTGCTACTAGGGGGGATAGAATATTAGTACAACATGATGCTTCTCTTTTAGGATTAGCAACAGGTAGAGTTAAATCTGTTAATATAGTAGGGGGGTTAATTACCACTATAGATGTAGATGAAACTTGTACTATGGAGTTAGGCACTAGTTATGGCATAGTAGTTAGAACAGATGAGAATATACTTAGATATAAAGTAGCTACTACTATAGGTGATACAAATACATTAATTTTAGATGAATCTGTTCCTGAAGGAGAAATCTTAGTAGGGGATTTATTTAGTTTTGGTGTGAACGAAGCCGAAGTAATAGATTGTCTTATTTCTGATATTACTTATGATGATGCAATTAACGCAAGAATTACTGCAATTGTCTATGATGAAGATGTATATAACTTAGGAGAAATTCCTACATGGGAAAGTGGTTTAACTATAACCGATCAAAAAACACCTAGAGTAAATGTTTCTACATATGGTGATGTTGATGCTACTTTAGCTCAATTAGTTGCAACTCAGAATAAT